TAACCTTGTCATAGTATTGGTCGGTATGTCTACTTCAACACCGATTACTTCAGGATAAACTCCATCTATAAACGGGTCAAAATATTTTAACGTTTCGTTTGTATTGTCTAGGTCGGTTTGATTCGCTTTTTCTGCCAAGGATGCATTAACTTCTGCCAGCTGTGCCGGTGACACTCCTATGGGTACCGGATAAGCATCTTTTCTATATCCACTCATAGTCGCACCCCCTTATATATATCTCGACACGATATACTCGGTCGAGTCTACTATCGTTACCACGGCCGACGGTACCCCGCCGATCTTTGCTTTGTATACTTCGCCCGTTGGTACCAGGATATCTATCCCGTTGACCGTAAAGGTCCCGTCATTGACAGTATCAAGGTTATAGATCTCTATTGTTTCTATATCATCCGAAAAGGTAAGCTCATCGACTGCTACATCATCTTCTGTTAGCTGCTCCATGAGCTTGGACCCGTTTATGATCACGTTTGTTTCTACTTCCATTTCGGCCAGTTTTGATTCTATCGCTTTTAATCTGGCAAAAAGAGTATAGGCTGTGGGACTTTCGGCCATCTCACCAAAGTACGATCCCAAAGTTTCAACTGCATTTTCATCTATTGTTCTGAGGATTGCTTTTCCGTTTATATCCTGCATAGCTGTCAGCTTTGCAGGTGCATCCGAGTCGTCTATATCATTTGCTTCCAGGGACACGTTTACTGTGTCTGTGATCTTCTTTATACCATCAACATCTCTTATGTCTTCCAGAGCTCCGATAACATCGTCCTGTTTTGCTTCGGTTGATGCTCCGGTCGGCAGTGTGGATTCTCCTACCGCCTGTTTTTTTTCGCTCCAAGTGCCTGCCGGTTCAAGGGCAAACATTTTCCCCGTGTCGCTCTGGAAAAACGTAGAACCCACAGGTATGCCGGTCGTATCATACAACAGCATTTCTGCTGCAGTACCAATAAATCTTTCTATTTGACTAAGTTTAACAACAGCCATTTTTTTCGGCCTCCTTTGTTATTTTAAGTAGAGAGGGCAGCCGAAGCTGCCCGTCTTTGTGTTATTCCTGGTTTGTGTTTTCCACTACGAGAGCTGTTACATTTATAGCACCGGTACCCGTATCCACTGCGGGAGTTCCGGTAACAAGTAGTGCCTTTTCTGCGGTAAGAGTACCGGCAAAAACAAAAATATCTCCGACCTCTGCATCTACTAGTACGCTGTTGGCCATAAACTTATTTGTCGAGTCCGTTTCACCGATTACAAATACCGGCTGAGTGTCGGTTCCTGTATTCTTCGTCTCGAATTTTTCAGTGACTACTACAAGGATCACTGCCACCTTGGTCACTCCTGCCTCGCTAGCAGCTACAAGCGTTTGTGCTCCGTCAGTCGTTTTTGCATAGGCTGCGGCTGCACCGGCTCCTGCAGATATGATGGCGGCAAGAGCTGCTCCCTCTGCAAGTTTATCAGCAGTGATCGCTCCGTCTGCTACTTTTTCTTCTGTGACCGCATCAGCTGCCAGATGAGCAGCTTCTATTTTCTCGGCAGCAGTAAGGGTACCGGTTATCTCCAGTTCCCCTCCTACTACCCATTTTGCACCACCCTGTTCGCGGTAATTTGAAGTGTTATATCCCATATATTTTTCCTCCTGTTTTTATTTGGTGGGGAGCCATAAGCCCACATGGCCTATGGCCTATTCCCCAGAGCAATCAAGGATAAGATTACGCGCTTACTTCCGGACTGATAACAAGAGTCACTACATCAGCAAAGTCTTCCGGCTGAACTCTACCGTTGTACTTTATGGCATAAAGATCGCCTGACTTGCTTGCAGTATCGATATCAAGTACGGCTCTCAGGATTTTACCCTGTGCCTCAAGCGGACGATATACGTCAACCGCGATCACTTGTGCATCTACGGTGCACTCTGCTACCGATCCTGTCAGCGCTGTATAGTTTCCGTCATCATCCTTTTGATAGATTACCAGGGTATTTTTGTTCGTTGTTGCGGTCTTCTTAGCCATGTACCCAAAAAACAACACTCCCTCGTACCCGGTAAAGTCGAGATCTGCACCGGTTACATCAGTGGTATCTTCCGTGTCCTTATATGCAGCAACACGGGTTACTACGATTTCATTACTTAGATTCATATTATTTACCTCCTGTAAAATTTTTAGGTAGAGAAAAGCCCGGAATTTATCCGAGCTTGACTCTTACAAAGGCTTCTTCAAGTGCCGGCATTGCATCGATTTCCATTCTTCCAATAAAGCCGGTCTGGTTGGTTTCTGCGTACAGCTCGCTGAGCCTGATCATCTGCATGTCAAGTGCTACTGCGATCCAGTAGTGGCTAAAGTCACCCAGGATACCTACATACTCAGCAGATGTAAAGGTATTAGGAGCATATTCGCTCATCAGGAACGGGATATCAAGTATCCTGTCGGGAGCTCCACCTGCAAGTCCAGGCTGCCATATATACTGTCCGTTTCCGTCTTTGAGTTTGCGGATATCTCTTATGGCGTCGCGATGGAAGATCCATCTTGCCCTGGTAAGGTATCCGGCTTTGAGTTTGTACTTCGCATTGATAAGCCCGTCAGGCATTATCTTTGTTGCGGTATTGCCCTCGGATATATCTCTACCGGTAGAAATACCGTCAGCACTGGCAGTAAACACACCGAGAGGTTTCGTCACACCATCTCCGGTCATGTATGCTTTCTCTTCGGTCACTCCAAACTTATAGGCAAGTCTTTCCCTTACAAGCTGCTCAGGTGAAAGTGCTGCCTGTCTCATAAGCGTGTTGGATAGTTTGACTCTCTTAGCCAAAGGTTTCGGATAAAGTACCCTCTTACCAAAGGCAATGTCGGTCTCGGAGCCGGTCTTAAGTTCTGCGGTCCAGTCGGCATCATCAACATCAGTATCGAGTGTGGGAACGCCCAGACTCTTTGCGGTCGTCAGAGGGATCACCCTGGACAAAGTTTTGATCACTGTCATATCGTCAATATTCTTAAGGAGCTCCATAACGATAGTCTGCGGAGTGATTAGATATCCACCACCGGTATCACTGTCTGCCTGCATGGCCCTTGCTTCTTCAGAGGAAAGAGAGTTCATACCATTAAGCAAAAACTTATTAAAAGCTGCCCTGGTATCTAGCTTTTCAGGATCAGCAGGCTTGGGATCGGGATCCTTGGTCTGTCCAAGGGATCTTTCCCTTTCAAGCTGTCTCTCTTCTCTTTGTATAGATTCCTGGAGTTCATCCATACGCGCTTCCATTTTTTTATAATTCGTGTCCTCGTCCGCTGTGAAACTTCTTTTCTCTTTTTCGGCCAGATCTAAAAGATCTCTGGACTGTTTGACCAGTTTGCCGAGCTCATTCTTCATTTCCAAGATTTTTTCCATATTATTTACCTCCGTATAGTTTATTTAGTAGATCTAGCTTTTTGCGCCTAATCCCCTGATAGGCACGATCTTGGTTGCTATCCCCCTGGATTGCAGCCAAATATTTATTATAAGCATCTTCGATAGATCTCGAATTAACACTTGTTTGCGGATAAGCCGGGAAAGGTGTCGGACTTACTTCGTAAAGTCTTACCTTTACCAGGGTTCTTATAATATCCTGTGGATTTGATTCGTCCCATTCGTCCGTGATTGGAGTAAACCCAAAAGATACACCTGCAACATCTCCGCGCTTAATAGACTCATATGCATCCCTGCCCGCCTGTGTGTCCGGAAGCCAGTTTCTAAAGAAAAGCCCTTTATCGTCTTCCATCAGTTCAGCTGTTCCCGCGCTCCTGTTTCCCAGGACAATATTTGTATCATGATTCCACAGGACCATTTGGTTGTGATTCCTCAAAGTTTCCTGGAAAGCTCCGGCCCTTATTTTTTCCCGAAAGAACAAAAGCTTTTCTGACAGGCTCTCAAACCTTGCGGCGTAGCCTTCGATGTATCTCTTTTTGTCATCAGTATCCCTGACTTCCAATGTAGTAGTTACATACCGGATTTCTTTTTGCGGCAGAAGTCCTTTTAATTCATCTATTTTAGGCATCTTATTACCTCCTTTTTATATTTATCAGCCCGGATCCACGCTGCACTGACATCCATCATGTATCGGTGGGTTGAGCTTTGCTCCGTATACCTTCATTCCTGATCCGTCACTTGCCGTTATATCTTCACCAACACCTATAAAGGGATCCTCGATCCCAACCACTTTACCGTCTAACTGCTCGCAAAAAGGGCAGGTCTTGCTTCCGGTGTTACGCCATACTAATTTTGTAAATCCGGCTGCCTTAAAAGCAAACCGGGAAACAGATCCGTTGATGCCCACACTCTCTTCTCTTGCTACTCGTAAAGGTCGTTTCTCTTCCCAGTCATCAAATCGTTCTTCAAGCGATGTGATCAGTTCATCATCGGATGTGGATTGATTTACCAGTGCCATCAACTGTCCTTTGGATCTTGAGATATACCTTCCG